AATGGTTTGAATACCTTTTGTATTCCAGAAAAAGATTTGAATCCGGTGGGTGTCCTGACCTTTAGGTCCTTATTGAGTTTATACATTTTTCCAACATTCTTCTAATACAACTCTCTTCATTCCCTGTATTGTTATATTATATTCGGAGCAATATTTTTTACAGAATGCTTGTATATAAGACATTTTCCTTCCGTTCCTCATAATATCACCAACACCTTCTATTTCTGGCTTTTCATTATAAAGTTTCCTTATCTCTTTTATTTGGGTGTCTGTGAGCTTTCTTGAATAGACCTTTCCATTTCTGGTATTTTTGAACTTTTTTATCGTTTCTTCACTGAAACATCCGGACCTCCCCTTATTCCACGGAATATTCCCCTTTTTTACGCCACCAATACCTTTTCTATCATATCCAGCAAAACCCTCTCCACCTCTAGTTTTATTCCAACCATTTTTATATGTATCATACTTATCTATATTTTCTATTTCCAGTATCTTTGCATCAATTGAGTTGATATTTTCGTAGATGACTTCAAAGGTATGTGGAGGTTTCATTCTCTTATGTTCAGTCATTCTTCGGTCAATATCTTGAGTTTGTCCAACATATTTTACATCTCCATTTGAATCCCTTAGAAAGTATATGTAATACATAAGTTTTATTTTTTATTTATACTCCAAGAAACTTACATTCTATCATATAGCTCCTCCATTTGTATTTTCTTTATTATTCCATTTTCTTCAATCTCTACAATAGTATCTCCCCCAACACATTCAAACTCGATTTTGAACTGCTGCTCTGAGGTGTTCGCTATTGTCTGTTTCTTCCATTCTGCATCTCTTCCTGGAACATCAGACCAATGAACATCTGTGGGAATATATTCATTTTTCTTTTTCTCCGCATCATGCCACATACGGTAGAAGTGATTCATACCGTGTGGAGTAGAAACTATGATGACTTTTGTACTCTTACCAGAAGTAATAGTAGGATAAACAGATGCAAAGAATGAGTCTGCAATATGGTTTGGAACGAAAGCGAATTCGTCGAGGAATAGGATATTGAACGCCATGCCTCGGACAGAACTCGCAGATGTAGAAGCTGCCAATATCTTACTGCCATTCTCCAACTCCAAAGAACCTTTATTCCACGAGATAATACCCTGTTGCATCCACCTAGGTAGATTTTCATATGCAGTTTGCAATCTACCTAAAAGTTCCCTAGCCGTTGCTGCTTTGTTTGCCAGAATACCAATATTCACACTATCGTTGAAAACGGCATAATGAAGTAGGTATGCCACAACCGTAGTAGAGTTGTGTGTGGGGATAAATGTTCTTCCACACAGAAATAAATGATCCTCACTGTCTACTTGAATACAGGCAACGGGAACACTATCTACTTTCTCTATCTTTTGGATATAATGCCTAGTTTCCTGTTTTCTAGAAGAAGTAAACTTAGAGGCATTATTATTTTTCCTATCTAGATGGAATACTCTTTCTCCAGTTGTAAACGACACGGTGTGATATATACATCCCCTTATCTGTCTACATCTCACTCTACTCTTTATTCCTAATGATGAAAGGAGTTCCACAAACTGCATAATAAAATCATAGTTCTTTTGATAAAATTCAAAAGACCTTGTTCCTTTAGATACAGATCCATCAGTATCCATCAATCCGCGTAGAAGTTCGATCCTATCCTCATATGAAGATCTGAGATAAGATTCTGGAATATGTTTATTTTTTATCAGATTGTATTTTTTTAGTTTGGGTTGTAAGTTTCTAATTTTGAACCTAATACAATTGCCATTCTCCCTCTTATATTCAACATCAAACTTCGATTCATATAAACCAAAGTCATCTTTGTGGGATATAACTCTTCCATCGGAGGAGTACCCATCACCCAACCATACACCAAGTAAATATGGATCAATATCCAATTCTGAGACATTGGTATTGACTGGTTTGGATGATTCAATAAACAAAGATCCCAAAACACCTTTACTTCTTTTATTTGGATTCTTCTCCTCATATAGATTGAATATCTCTTTTGATGTTATAACTTTTTTTCCAGTTCTCCAATAAGAACTATCAACTTCCCATAAATGATCTGCATCTGCAACTATCTCTTCACCATTATCAAAATATAATTTATAACAATCGTGATTATACATTGTTTCAGTTTTCATAACGACTGAAACGGGGTTGCCATCTGGAGATAAAATCTTGTCACCAACTTTGACTTCTCCCATAGTAGTCCAACCAGTTGGTGTTGGAATTGGAGTATCCAATGATAGTGCTTTACCCGTCTGTCGAGGCATCTTACAGATGTTAAATCTGTGATTGTGAAAGTTATTGATTAGTTTTTCCTGAAAATCATAAGGATGAAACTGGGTCAATCCTTCATCCAAAGAAACAATCTTTACATAATTGTTTGCAAAATAAACTGGGTCATCCTTACACTTTACAAACTCAAGAATTTGTTCCTGAGTAAATTCAATGTGAGTATTTGCACTCTTAAGGAGCGGATTTCCCAAATATATATCACTATTACTCATAACGGTACTCCAATTACATCAACAGTTCCAAGCTCTAAGAGACTTATTAATTCTGCTATCTGGATCGTTAGCAGTTTTTGAGGAAGTCAGTTTCTTCTTCATTCCAGACATACGAGCACAAAATGAAGCCCGACGAGGATTTCCTACTTCTTTACTTGGTGCCTTGAGATCACTACCAGGATTTTCTGCCTCATAGGATTTACGACCCTTTTCGTTTAGACCACCTTCCTTATTCTGACCTTCCTTTTTTGTCCAAGAAGCACCTTCTGGAACATAAAGAAGTGGTTGTCCAGGTTCAAGTTGTTTTATTTGATAATAAGTAAGATTACAACCAGGATAGACCTTTCTAAGTTCGTCTTGAATTTCTTTACGGTTTGGAACCTTGGGTGATGGGAAAAACATCTGAAGAGAGTATGCCTTTCCTCTCCAAAGAAGAACAGCCGACACAGTATTTCCAATTTTGGATGGAAGAGCCGTAGCCTCCTCAAGGTCTCCCATCGGCTTCACATAATTTTTATTGGGGCCAGCCTTTCCACCATCTCCACCGTGAGGTTTCTTACATTTACATTTCTCACAACCACATTTCTCACACTCTTCTTTCACACAATCAGGAACTTCCTTCCCACCCTTCATTTTAGTTCCCTTTGCCGAATAACCCTTCCAACAGGACGGTTTATCTGGGTCCATCCCAACATTCTTGCGGGCTTGTTTGAGGCCTTCAGATAATAGGTCATCAAGAATTTTATCTACAAGCTTCTTTTCTTTTACGTCCACCTTTCTTGAGAGATAATTATGCCAATCCCTTTCGTGAGACTCCTCATCCGAGCGACTTCCACCCTTGACAGAAATTTCGTGTTCGGGCCTTTTCTTAGGAGTGTATGGACTTTCTTCAGGCTTACCTGCCTTCATCGCTTTACGATGTTGTTCCATCTTACGATGAGCTTCTTCACGGTTTCGTGATACTGCCTCGTTCATTTCGCCAATTTGTGAAGTTCTTTTATTTATTTATGTGTCAAAGAAGAACATTTGCCAGAGCCTACAGTTTTCCTTCACCGTCCCAAAGTATTCGGAAGCAGAATGAATACAGCTAGCATCAAAGATTACTAAACGATTATAAACATTTCCAAGAACATCCACCGGTTCAAATGGAGTTCCATCTAAATGTGGATCTCCAGGAATTTCCTTCCAAGAAGCATCCCATCCTTCATCATAATAAGTTCTTGCTCTTGTTTGTTTATGGGCATACAATGTAGTTCCACATTGATAAGGAGCATCTGGAGTAAGATACAACATTCCACCCCACTTTTGATCATCACAATGATAAACTAATGGTTGTCCAGCCCAACAATACTGAAACCTCCCATTCATTCCATACTCTTCCCACTTTGTAATCTTTTGACCTACAATCTCCTCAAACTTTTCTTTGAGACCTGGGAATAAGAATTGTTGATGAGTACGATTTCCAATGTATCCTCTACCAATACCTCCAATGTCGTAATCTTGTTCCAAAGCAAACTTTCTAACTTCATCTGGATCTTCGTAAAAATTATCTACAATCCAAGATGTTGGTTTTGAATTGATTTGGAATTTGATAGGATCTTCTTTTCTTACAACATTATTATTGGACAACATATAGTCATCAATTTTCTTCACACTATCATCAGTATTTTTTATTTGGTCTATTCTCTCCCTTGAGACCAAATCTGGATGAACCCACCAATCTTCAAATGAACTCCAGGTTGTTGGAGAAACGTTTGATACAACCAATTCATAACCTTTGGACTTTAGGTATTCTCTGGACTTGTCTCTATAAGTTCTTGAAATATCAACATAATAATCGTGTTCGTAGGTAATTACGGCAAACTTATATTCATCTAAAGGTAAAGATTTTAGTATTCTGTATGTTGATTCTGATGGCTCACAATCCAATTGAAGATAATCAATCTCTGTAGTATCAAACTTATTCTTCAGAAGTTCCCTAAAATTTACCTGATGAGCGTCCTTACAAATAACCTTGCTTGTTCTGTTCTCAGAGTATTTTTGACATAAAGAAATATCATACTCTATACCAACTCCACTCCATCCAAATTTTGTCTCAAGTAAGTATGTATTATTCAACCAGAATGGATCTCCACTACCAACTTCAAGATAGGTTCCATTTCTCTTTCCATTATGCATGAATAGAGTGAACATATCTTGATATACTTGTGAGTAGTTTTCTTCTATCAACTCACATCCATCAAATTTGAACTTGAGAGTATCGTAGTTTTCTTTCGTATATTGTCTAAACACAATTTCTTTTGGTCCAGAACCAAGTCGGGTAATATTGGAAACTACTAGGTCGTAGTATTTCTTTTCCATCTTATAGTTGTTGATCAGATCTTGAAAGAGAACCCTAGCCTCCTGACCTTTACCCCACCAATACCCACAAACAGCTTTTTGAAAAATTAGTCCATACTTACCAGGATATCCAACGTCATCAATCAGATTGGGTAAATTGTGATTACAATTTTTTAGTCCAATACTGGAGTAAATATAAGCTTCTTGCCAATTTTCTTGTTTCTCATAAAATTGGGAAAGTAAAAAGTAAGCTTCGGGTCTTTCTGGATAGAATGAAATTGCATTCTGCAATAAAATTTTAGCTGAGTTATCTCTAGATCCCTGAGAGTTATAACAATAATAACCTTTGATTAGAGACACATAAGATAGATCCTCATCATCAGATCTTTCAGATGCCCGTAAGTAATAAGTCAGTGCTGGTGCAGTATGTCCTTGGTTCTCATACCATTTTGCTAGATTATAGTTTTTCTCACCATTCTCAGTGTCTAAACTAAACTCAATCAGTTCATTCATTGATAAAATCCTCCACAAAATCTTGAGAAACCTTTAGAATATAAGCAGCATTATCTTGAGTTCCAAAGGTAATCAAAACATCATCATTATACTTACACATACCACAGGAGAACTCGATTTTGATGTTCAAAAATGAAAATCTCTTTGAGAACATCTGATTTTTGAAATCTCTGTCCCAATAGACAAAACGATGCCTATATGTTGCATTCTTTCTTCCTTGTTCTGAGTTATAAAGTTCTGTTTCGTGTATGAGAGTTAAGTATCCATCTTTCCACTTAATAACTTGAGAACCACCTCTCATATCATTGTATCCTTGAGTGTAGCCATTAGTTTCAAGGACTTCTGTTTCACCACCATTTGGGTCAAACTTCATTAGACAAGTAGGATTGGTCCACTTCAAAAGATGAAAAGGTTTATCCTCAATAGGAGTACAGTTCTTCATACAATACTCTCTATCTGGTGGAGGGCCAGGAATACGATATCTGGAAACCTCCCTTACATTTTCATCATCAAACTGAAACTCAGAAAGTTCCATTCTTCCTGTTCCCATTCTATCCAAATCCCTTCTCACACCAATACCATAAAGTTTGTCATTCCATTCAATCAAACGAACATCTTCTAGACCAACAAACTCCCATCGAGGTTCATAAGTATCAAACTTTGAAGTATCTATTTTTGAATAATGAACTATATCCAAGTTCTCATCAAGTTCTGCAATATGATTGATTGTTCTAAGGTGAATGTCATTCTCCGGATGAATGTAGGAAAGTGGCCCCCACATATGTTCAAACTTATTCAACTCTGAATGGTAGAGTGTATAGTTGACATTCCTTATATTCACAAGGATTTTTCCATCAACTACGAGAACCGATGGATTAGTAAGTGATGGACCACAAAGGTCTTTTGGGTCTATAAGTAGTGGTTTGATTGTTCCACCATTTTCAAGAACAAGTTTTACAAAGTTCATTTTGCCATATCATTAGCACAGTGAGCACGAGTTCCATTTGCCAAGACATAATGGAAGAAGATTTGGTGATGGTAAGTGTCATCCTCCAGATTTTTGAACTTACGAATAACTCTTTGAAGGGAATTGTAGTTGGATTTGAGTGGTTCTCTCCAATGGTCCCTTTCACAACCCTTATACAAGACAGCATCACCATCTTGAAGTAAAACATACTTCTCTTCACCAGCAGGAGTTTCAAAACAAATACCCCAAGGTTTTGTATTGGAACCGATTTGATAAGTCAATGAGATTTCACAAGCATCTCTATCCATATGACGATACAATCTTTGTCCTGGAAAATAGAACCTATCATAATAATAAGTATTATAAAGTTCCTTTCCTATAATCCTTTGAAGTTTCAAACGGATTTGACTATGAGCATACTTATACTGTGGATGTCTATATCTTGATAAAGAACCATTAACTTGATGTTCTAATGGACTGTAAGAGAACTTATCAATCTTTCCATAATAGTTGATTTGTCCTCGTTCTTTCGGAGGTTCTTCCTGAAACTCTTTTGGATCCCATAGTCCTCGGATTACCATATAACCATACTTCTCAAAGAACTCTCTTGCTCCCAATGCACCAGCAGGGCATGGATGTTCTACAGAAACATAACAACCTGTTGGATTATCAAGTTCCATACAAGGTTTGCTTTGAATGGGTTTCTTGGTAAATCCTACGGGTTTTGTTGGACAATCTGGATTGACTTCTTTTTTGTGAAACATAATGTACCTCCTATTTCAACGCCAACGATTTCCGCACACCCACCCTACAAGGGATTTCCTTACACCACTCTTTACTTTCTGAACTCTGTGTTGAGTTCTTGAGTCAAATAAAACAATCACTCCTCTTCTTCTTGGAGCAAAATAAGATCTCCCATTTTCATCAAGAAGTTGTAGATTACCTCCTTCATAAGTATCTGGGTCTGAAAGAAGCAAACTAAAGGAAAGTTTTCTTACCTGCTCACAGTTTTTATTTACAAAATCTTGAAATAGTTCTTGTCCGTGGCCACGATTTCCTGTAGAAACTGGTTTATAGTATGATGAAATGCCTTGGTCTTTATGCCAACCATAATGTTCACCAGGACCATAAACTGTATATTGCATTGACTCCCCATCAATATTGGTGAGGTCGTACTGGAAGTTCTCACGATTTGCTCGTTGAACATAATGCCAAACAAAACCACCCAACCAATGTGTTGTGGAAACCCATGAATTTCTTGCGTTTCTCTTATCTCTATCTAACGTTCCATAATCACCTTCACCAACTCTTGAATCTTGTAGTTTATCGTCAAAGTTTTGTGAAAGATCTTCTTCGATAATGTCAATAATCTTTGGATTTAGGTCTGTATAGTACCAAATGCTCTGGAATGCCAAAGGTCAAACTCCTTAATGAATTCATAGAGTTATTTATTGGTGATTTTGGAAGTATCTCAGTTTAGATCAACAAATAACAACAAATGTGTATGGCTCTTTGTCATTGTCTATAAGAATTGTCTATCATGTGTTTATAGATTATTATGCCCATCCAGAACCAAGAGGACCAAATGCAGCAGCGCTTTGAGTATCTAAAGATTGGATAATCATATAATTATCAGCAACTAAACTGGTTGTTCCAGAAGTTAAAGTTGCTCCATATCGATAAGATGGAATGATTGTTCCGCCAGTCGTAACTTTTAATATGCCTTCTCCAAGTGCAATATATTGTCTTGGGTTTGCAGAACTTGCAGCAGTTACTGTAATATTTGTTCCAAGAGTAGTTGCTGCAACAATAAATGAAGATGCTGCACCAGCATCTAAAATTGATCCAGTTCCACCCCAACTGAATGACCCCACAGCGCTTCCAGCACCGCGAAGGTTGATGTTAAATGCAGAAGAAACTGTTGAACCCGTCACAGCAACTCTAACTCTCATTCTTACCAGATAAGTTCCAATTGGTAAAGTTATAGTATCATTTGATGCGGGGAAAATTGCATAGTTTGTATTATTAGTTATTCCAGCAGTTCCTGCACCACTTGTATAGAGAGTTAATGGAACTGATGCTCTACCAT